CAGTTGCCCATTGTAGACCGCCTTGTAATACTAAATTGTATTGGTCATCTGTAAGCTCAACTAATGTTGGTTGAGTTAAGTAGTAAGCACCAGCAGCGCTTAGTGCGGTGCCGTTTGCTACTGGAGCAGTTGCATCTGTTGCAGATGCTGCAACTACTGGAAATACTAACGCACTATACTTGCTAGAAAATCCTTCCCCAGCTTCAGCACCGTAAGGTAAGCGAGCGACATTTACAACTGCATTTGTGCCACCATTAAAAAGCTGTCTTACAGAGTAGTAAAAATAGCGCTCTGCTGCATTGGTAGGAGTACCATATATTGTCTCAAAATCAGCAACACTTGCTACGTTAAGAATTTCGTAGGTTGGACCTTGAGGCGCGAAACCGGTCACCAAGAAGCTTGTACCATTAGGAGCATTAAGTCTTGTGCTAAGATCGATTTCGCGAATTTCTACGCCAGGAGATTGTATAGTACGAGTGTTGGCCATAAAGTTTTTGTATACTATTATTTAGGCAAATTCAGAAGGGATTCCTGAGATTACTGAAGTAATTCGGCGCCTAATTGACTGAAAGCAAAAGTAAAACTTGACTCAATTTGAGTAGCGTCTTGGTAGCTATATTTAAACCCTTGCAGATTTGTAATAAATGCTTTATGGTAATCAAATTTAATTTTCTGATTATTATATTCATCTAAGCCAAAAACAGTAATCAGGGTCTGATATTCATGCATTGTAGCAGGGCCTTTTACTGCAAGCCCGTCTTTATTTGATATACCCATTTTGGAATGATTAATATAATCAAGCCACTTCCATAAAACCCACCAGTTATTATATCCGTTATCTACCGCAAAATTAACTGTAACATTGTTATATTGCTCTCTTTGGTAAGTGGTGACTTTTAACGGCTGCCCGCCAAAATTTAATGCAACTGGATTTATTGCTATATCTGGCACAATATTGCCGTATACTGAATACTGTAAAGTATTTAAATCCAAATTATAACTTTTACGAACATCTCCTACTGGAGTATTTATAGACTTTAAAGGGTCAGGAATATTTAAGACAAGTATAAATTTGTCTTTTCTTGATTTATTTAA